TGCAAGATATGTAGGTGCAACTGAATTAATTAAAATGGCACAACTAGATGAACAAGAAGCTCACATGGCATTTGAACAAGCAGACTCAAGAGCTATGGACGCTAACATAATTAATGATGATTATAACACTAGTTACATTGCTAAAAGAGGCCCAAGAAGGTCTGGTAGGAACTAATTTATGGGACTAATTTCAACATCAATCCCCAATCTTATTGGTGGTATTAGTCAACAAAATGCTGTTCAACGTAATGTAGGACAAGCAGAAACACAAACTAATTTCCAATCTAATATTATTGAAGGATTAACTAAAAGACCACCGACAGAGTTTGTCGCTAATTTATTATCTACTACAGCGTTTCCAAATAACGCAGCAGTACATTGGATTAATAGAGATAGTGCAAACCAGTACGTAGCTGTCTTTACTAACGGTACAGTTAAAGTTTATGATTTAAATGGTGTTGAAAAAACAGTAACTATAGGAACTGGTGGTGCAAGTTATTTAACTACAACAAAACCTATAGAAGATTTAGCATTTTCAAATATTGCAGACTATACATTTGTCGCAAACAAATCTAAAACAATAGCTGAGAGTTCAACTACAACCGCAGCAAAAGTACAAGAATATATTTCTTATGTTAAAAGTTCACAGTACGGAAGACAGTACAGTGTCACTTTAAATCACTCAACTTGGTCATATCCAATACAAGTATTATTTCAAATGCCGACTGGTAATGACGCTTCAACTGATAGTGCATTTAGAGATACAGAAAAAATTGCTCACATATTATTATATGGAACAGCTTCTTCTCACTGGTCAAGCAGTGCAGATGGTATCGGATTTAAAACTATAAGAACTGACACTGGTGCTACTTTAAGTACGTCACAAGGATTAGCAAACTATTCTGGAATTACTGGAACGTTTACACATACACAATATGGTAACACTATTTATGGAACATGTAGCAGTGGTACTTTTACTGTGGAGACTACAGACGGTTTTGGTAACCAAGCTATGTATGCAATAAAAGACGCTATAGGTGATTTTGCTGAACTACCATTCTATGCAAAACCAGGAATGATTGTTCAAATTACTGGTGAAGAAGGTGACTCACTTTCAGATTATTATGTAGAGTTTACAGCTAACGGTGTTTGGAGTGAGTGTGTAGGCCCAGGAGTAAAAGTAGGATTAGATAATTCTACAATGCCTTATGCATTAATTAATAACAACAATGGTACTTTTAGTTTTACACAACAAACATACACAAACAGAGTAAGTGGTGATGAAGACACAAACTCTGCTCCAAGTTTTGTAGGTAAAAAAGTTTCTAACTTAACATTCTTTCAAAATAGATTAGGAATTATTTCAGACCAAAACTTAGTGTTATCTGAAAATGCTTCTTACTATAATTTTTATGCAACAACAGGTACAGATGTTTTAGACACTGACCCTATTGATATTGCCGCAGCGGGAACAACAGTTAACAAACTTCATAACTCTATAGATTTTAATGAACAACTTTTATTATTTTCTGGTGAAGCACAGTACATACTAGAAAGTTCAGGAGACGCTGTAACACCAACAACAGCAGTACTAACTAAAACAAGTACATTCTCACATGCAATAAAAGTTGCTCCAGTTTCAGCAGGTAAATATGTTTACTTTGCACAAAATAGAAATGATAAAACTGCAATTACAGAATACTTTGCAGATGATGATACATTAACAAATGACGGTATTGATGTAACAATAGGTGTTAGTTCTTTAATACCTGGAAATGCACATAAAATTGTTTCTAACAATATTGAAGATACAATGATTGTCTTATGTCATGATACGTTAGATACTACTAACACTACTGCATATACACCTTCAAGTGCTGTAACATCTACAAATGCAAATACTATAAATATTTATAAATATTTTTGGGATGCTAATAAAAAAGTACAGTCTTCTTGGAGTACATGGAGTTTAAATAATTGTCAGATATTATCAGCAGAAGCATATGACAGTTATCTTTATGTTGTAGTTAATGAAAAAACTAATACAAAATTATTAAGAATAGATTTACGTAACCCAGATTTTACTGGTTTAACACATAACATTCACATGGATTTTAGAACGTCTACACTTACTGGGACTTATGACTCAGCTACAGATTTAACAACGTTTACAATACCATATTCTTTAAACCAAACATTAAAAGCCGTAGATACTACTAACGGTTCTAATTTAACAATAGATAGTTCTAGTTCTGGAACTACACAAAAAATTAAAGGTAACCACATTAAAGCAGTTTTTGGTTCTACTTATTTATCTGAGTATAAATTTTCTACTCCATATTTAAGAGAAGCATCTGGAAACGGTACAGTAGCCTTAACATCTGGACGTTACCAGATAAGACAAGTTTCTGTAGATTATCAAAACAGTGGATTCTTTAAAGCAACTGTAACTCAAGAAGGAAGAAGTGATGTTGATTATGAATTTAATGGAACTGTTATTAACAGTGCAAGTGCTGTTATAGGACAGCCAAATATAACAAGCGGTACTTATAATATACCTATTCAATCTAGAAACACACACTACACATGTACGTTAAAATCGGACTCACATTTACCGGTCCACTTTGTTTCAGCAGAATTAGAAGGATTTTATCATAGACGCTCTGGTAGGGTATAATGGAAAAATATGTCAGACTTGCTAAATCTGATGACGCACACGAGTTAGCACCTAAAGTAAGACAAGAAGATTTAAATGAAATTAAAGCTTCACATAATGCGTTACCATTACAAGCATTGTTACATCCTTTTAAAGAATTAAATCACAAAACATATTCTATAATTGGAACTGAACAAGAAGGTGTTATTGGTATGTTTGGGGTAGTGCCTAGTGATAATGAAGAGTATGGAGTGGCTTGGTTATTATCGAGTCCAGAATTACTAAACCATACACTACAGTTTTTAAGAGAGTGTCCTAAATGGATTGAAGAAATGGGACAAGATTACAAGTATTTATATAACTACGTTGATGTCAGAAACGAAGTTGGAAACAAATGGTTAAAGTTTTTAGGCTTTAACTTAATTGACACCGTTAATTACGGTTATGAAAAAAAACTATTTAACTTAATGATAAAGGAAATAAAATAATATGTGTTCACCAGAAGCTCAATTAGCAATATCTGTTATAAGTAAAGTTGCAGAGTTTAATGCAAAACAGAATGACGCTAATACTGTTAGAGCAAGTAACGCTGTAGCTATTGATAATGCTAACAGAGCTATGGCAGATGACTTAGGCCAGGTGGATTATGAAAAAGGCAAAGCTAAAGAAGAATTAACTAGGTCTAAATTTAAAACAAAATTAGAAAAGATTGCACAGATGTCGGAATTACTTAATTTAAATGTAGGTAACGCAGGAGCAATTATGAAAGACAATGGTGCTGAATTTGATATGGACTTTATGGAAAACAAAAGTGCATTTAATAATGACATGGTTTCATTAAACAGAAAAGAACTTGAAGTATTTGCTACCAACTCAAGAACAATCAACAGTCTACCAGTACCTAGTGACCCAAGTAAAATGGCGTTAGCTATTGGTGTAGCAGAAGCAGGTACAACCTATGGTCAATCTGACCCCAACGATAGAAAGTTTTTTAGATAATGGCAACATATAATAATAGAGTATCAAATATATACAGTGGTGGCACAAACGCAGGAAAACCTAGTATTGATAGAAACAGTGAAAGCAAACAAATTGCTCAAGCATTAGGAAGTTTTGATAAATCGTTTGCTAAATTTAGTGAAGCATATGGTGAACAGAAAAAAGAAAAAGCACAATCTACTTTTAAAAGATTAGAAAATGAGGGCATTACAGACCCTAAAGAAATTAAAAAATTAATAGATAAGAATGACCCTAGAGTTGCTGATTTACAAAATCAATGGGCCACTAGTGTAATAGATATAAACTTTGCAGTTACTCACGCTATCAATGACGCTAATCAAGTTAAGAAAAACATTTTTGAAATTATAGGTGATGAAACTGTAACAGGTTTAACTATGGCAGATGTAAACTTAGATGAAGAGTTTGGTAAAGTAACTAGAGATTTTACTGATATGTCTAACTCATATGTTAGAGCATATGATACAGCATGGAGTAAAGTTAAATTACAGTTACAAGATGATAAACTTGAAGCTGACGCTAAACAATTAAATTTAAATAAAAGAAGTGCAGCACATACACAAGTAGTTGACTCATGGGAAAAGACTCCAGGTAAACGAAGTGATATGTTAAAACTTTGGTTCAACAGTAAGACTGATAGAAAAGGTAAAGGTTTTCTATTACCCGAAGAAGCTAATAAAACTATCCTTAACTTTCTTGAAGAAAGAGCAACAACAACTAATGATGTAGCAGAGTTAAAAGAAATTTATGAAATTGTATTAGAAAAAAGAGGTAAGAAAAGTGAACTACCATCTTTTAGAAATGACATTAATCACCAAGAACAATCTACTAGAATTTTAACAAAATTAAAAAGAAAAGTTAATAACGTTAAAAATGAAGTAAATGTTGAGCAAATGTTTTATGACGGTAAGGCTCATAAAAGTGTTTACAACGGTGTAAGTGTTGGTGAAGAAAAGAAAAAATTAGCTGAAGAATCTATTTATAAAAAGTTATCTTTATTTGTAGATGAAAAAGCCAAAGAACATTATGAAGAGTTTCCTCATCATCATCCACACCAAAAAGATTTTGATAAAGAACTTTTATTAGACAGTTATGTAGCGAGTCTAATGTCTATCAATGCTAGAGTGTTTTCACCTTGGAAAGATGAATTAGATAAAGGTCTTGGTATTATTAACAATACAAATATTTTTGATATTGAAAAAGTAGAAGATTTTAAAATTGGGTATGAAAGATTTAAAAAATTAAAAGCACTTGGAATGGATGATAGTCCTAACAAGGAAGCAGATTATTTAAGTGGTAGAGCAGAAGTATTTTATGAAGGTGTTAATAGTTTAGAACAAGTCGGTATGGGGACTAATGAAGCTGTTGCAAAAATGTGGCAGATTATAAACTCTCCAGAACAATATAAAGAATTTGATAAAGACCCAGAAGCTACTCTATCGGAATTAGAGTCAGCGTTTTCACCTTGGTTTGGTGAGAATGCAGATGTAACTATGCAAGTTCAAGAAGCATTAAGACTTACAAGAATATTTAAATTA